TGTACCGTGGATATATCGCTACCAAAACCACAGGCGGCAATGCAGCAGACCAGAGCAGCAGGCAATGCACCAAGCGGGGGGAGCTATACCGTAGTTTCCGGGGACTGTCTCTGGAAGATTGCGAAGCAGTTTTATGGCGATGGTGGAAAGTGGAGTGTGATCTACAATGCCAATAAATCAGTGATCGGCGGAAATCCGAATCTGATATATCCGGGGCAGGTGCTTACGATCCCGGCAGCATAAGACACAGGAGGAAAAATGTACGAGTTATTAATTCAAAACGGCAGCACAGTTTACCTGCCTCCAGTGCAGGAAGAAGTAAAAGTGACTACAGAGCGGCAGATCAGTCCCGGTTCCATAGAATTTAGTTTTGTGGATACCGGGATTTCGATTGCGGAAGGAAACCCGGTGCGCTTTAAGGATGGAGAAACAGGCGTGTTTTATGGTTTTATTTTTAAAATCAAGCGCGACAGAAGCAATATTGTAAAAGTAACTGCCTATGACCAGATCCGGTATCTGAAAAACAAAGACACAATGGTATATGAGAACAAAACGGCTGCTGAGGTCGTGATGCAGATTGCCAACAATTTTAATTTTAATCTCGGCACGATTGCGGACACCATATGGAAGATTGCATCGAGAGTGGAAGATAACGAGTCTCTTATGGATATGATCGGAAATGCACTTGATCTGACATTGCAGAATACAGGTGATCTGTACATTCTCCATGATGACGGCGGAAAGCTGAATTTGTCTTTTATCGGTGATATGTATGTGCCTATCGTCATAGATGCAGAGACCGGGCAGAATTATGATTATGAATCTTCGATTGATTCAGATACTTACAACCGGATCAAGCTGGTCTTTGATAATGAAAAGACAGGAAAAAGGGATGTATATATTGCACAGGATTCCTCCCACATGAATGACTGGGGAATCTTACAGTACTTTGATACGCTGCAGGATGGAGAGAACGGGCAGGCGAAAGCAGATGCACTCTTGAAACTATACAACAAAGCTACAAAGACACTAACGATCAAAGATGCCTGCGGTGATTCGAGGGTGCGCGGTGGTTCGCTGGTCGTTGTGCAGCTTGATTTAGGAGATGTGCAGATAAAAAATCTGATGCTCGTAGAAAAATGCGTACACAAATACGGTGAAAGTAAACACACAATGGATTTAACTTTATCAGGAGGTGGTTTCAGTGCATGATGCAAACGATTTTGTGAGGGCGATACAGCAGGTGTCAAATGGAGTCAATGAGGCGGGATATCCGGCAGATGTGATGTCCGGCACCGTGATAGCGGCAGCTCCGTTAAAAATCAAAGTGGAGCAGAGGTTTGATATAGCCAGCGCACAGCTTATCGTGCCGGAACATTTAACAGATCGTACCGTGGACATTGAATTAGACGGTGTGAAAAAGGAAATGAAGATTTACAGCGGATTAAAAACAGGCCAGCAGGTTGTGCTGATCCGGCAGCAGGGCGGTCAGAAGTTTTTAGTTGCAGACAGGGTGGTGTGACATGATTCCGGCAGTTAACAGTTTAAAAGAAATCGAGGTAACAGAACAGCCGTCTTTATGTCATCACATGATCCGGGAAACGTGCAATGTTGTAGGCGAATGTGATGGTTTGGAAGCAGTAAAACAGGCAATTTACAATATCCTGAACACAGAGCGGTATCGTTACATTATTTTTTCATGGAACTATGGTGTGGAATTGCAGGATCTGATCGGTAAGCCGATGGATTATGTCATGGTGGAAGTGGAACGGCGGATTACGGAGGCTCTGACACAGGATGACCGGATAGACTCGGTAGATAATTTTGAGTTTGAAGTGCACAGAAAAACGCTGATCGCTAAATTTACCGCGCACACGAAATATGGAAATGCAAAGATTGAGAAGGAGGTGGACGTGTAATGTATGAAGATCAGACATTTGATGTGATTTTACAGCGCATGTTGTCCCGTGTGCCTGAGACAATGGATAAAAGGGAGAGTTCGCCAATCTATGCTGCACTGGCACCGGCAGCAGTGGAACTGACGTCTATGTATATTGCATTTGACTGCATGCTGGCAGAGACATTTGGAGACACGGCATCAAGGGAATATCTGATCCGGTTATGTGCGGATCGCGGTATTACGCCAAAGAAAGCAACTCAGGCAGTACTTGAGTTAGAAACCGATGTGGAGGTTACGGACGGAAAAAGATTTACTGGCGGGGAAAATACCTATATCGTTACAGCTCCCGGACAGGTCACCTGTGAGCAGATCGGTACGGTCGGAAATGAATATACGGGAGATGTTCTGCCAATCGAATATATTTCCGGTCTCACGACTGCAAAGATCGCGAGGGTTTTGATCTATGGAGAAGCGGAAGAAAGTACGGAATCCCTGCGGCAGAGGTATTTTGAATCGTTTGAGGAAAGGGCATTTTCCGGTAATGTAAAAGATTATCGAAACAAAACGCTTGCACTGGCGGGAGTCGGAGCAGTCAAAGTGATACGGACGTGGAATGGTCCCGGAACAGTGAAACTTGTTATTTTAGACAGTGCACATGGAAAAGCTACGGATACATTGATATCTGCAGTCCAGAAAGAGTTTGATCCAAACGGTGATGGCATGGGGGACGGGCTAGCGCCGATCGGGCATGTGGTTACGGTCGAGACGGTGAAAGAGTCAGTGGTAAATATTGCGACGAATATCATTTTTGACAGTGGTTATGGATTGAACGAATGCAAAGCATTGATCGAGGATGCAATTAAAAAGTACATTTTATCGTTGCGGCAGGACTGGGAGAATCAAAATCATTTAATCGTGAGAATTGCGTCATTGGATGCGGCTATCATGGGAGTGAAAGGTGTGCTTGATGTGACGGGAACAACTATCAATGAAAGCACAAAAAATCTTGAATTAACAGAATACGAGATTCCGGTCATGGGGGTGGTTACTTATGGAGAATAGATATATCAATCTTAAGGAGCTACTCCCTTTGTATTTACAGGAATATAGTGAACTGGCTGAAATTATGAATACGGAAACACCGGAGTTTCGATTATTGGAATCCAGACATAACAGGATGATCGATAACCGGTACATTATATCCTGTGACGAAGAGGGAATTGCCCGGTTTGAAAAGATTCTTGGAATGACGCCGAAAAGTGATGATACGCTCGAAGATAGAATCTTCCGGTGTCTGACCAAATGGAATGTGTGTCTGCCGTATAACTATGCTTTCCTTGAAAGAAAATTAAAGGAATTGTGTGGTACAGAGTACGCAATAGACTTTGATATTCCCGGTCAGACAATGATCGTTAAAATCGGTATAGCGCAGAAAAATCAATATGATTCTGTGGTGGATATTTTAGACGAAATCGTGCCATGCAATATTTTGCTTAACACAGAACTGCTTTACAACCAGTACAGGAGTTTAAAACCATATCCGCATATTATACTGGGGCAGTTTACACACTGGGAATTGAGAAACATCAGTATTCCGAAGAATCTGAGTTCGAAGGTAGAAAATATCGCGAATTATACAATGGAAGAATTATCGCGGTTTACAGTGGAACAGGTTGCAGAAATCGGACTGAGAAAGAGAGGATAACATGAAATTTACAGATATTTTTAAATTCAAGCTGTTTGAAAGAACAGATCCGGTGGATATGAAAACCGTGAATGAGAATTTTGAAAGTGTAGAAAAACTTTTTAAGGGATTGGATCAGGTAGACAACACATCGGATTGTGATAAAAATGTAGCATCAGCTAAAAAAGCGGAATGTGATGGAAATGGAAAGAACATTTCCGAAACATATTTAAAGAAAACGGCAGTTGCCAACAATAACACTACCACGGAAGCAGGTTTTGCCCTTGATGCAAGACAGGCAAATCCGAATGTGGATGGAAGTCTGGCAAAACAGATCAGTGCACTAAACAGCGGTTTAGCAAATAAGTCGTATATAAAAATTATAAAAGGTGACTGGTCTGGACTTATGGGGACTCTTACACCATTATTCGATACTAGCGACAAAGTAATTAATCTGATCGCACATAATGAACTTAACGACACCTATCCTGCTGTACGTGTTGGTCGGGCTGATGCAGATCACGATGGTAATGATATTCCGACCACATATTTAAAGAAATCCGACGCCAAAACCATGTTCAATACCGGATACCGTCAGGTAAGCAGTAACGAATTTAATAAATACTTCTCCGATGTATGGAGTTATGTAGGCGCGGACGGCTTATCTATTGATTCCGGAACATGGCTGGTAAATTATTACTGTTGGGTTTCTGAAAGTTCTGCCGTGGATGTTATATCATTAAAAAGTACCGTCGATCAGGCGATTGGAATCACCGCCCCAAACAACGGAAACGGTGGCACGTGGCTGACCATGCATGAAATAATATCTGGTAAGGCAATTACCAATTTAAAATTTTTAATAAAAGTACCAAAAGCTGTGACATTTGGACAGATCAGTACAAAGATAACTGCTATAAAACTGTGTTAAATATTAAATATATAAAACGCAGACCTTAATCCTTATTGTCTGATAAGCTTGTGAAAAAACGTAAAATGAATATGGGACGTTATAATAAGTTGCTGAACCGACTATAACACCTATGTTATCTGAACCATTGCCAGCCATGGAGGCATCGTTGTGTGGACCGCCGCAGATAAAACCGCCAAGAATTGTGTGCCCCTGTGCTATTAAATTATCAATTTCAGTGGTTTTTCCGCCGACATATCCCCAATAGGTATATTTAGGGAAAAATGCTTTACCTTCATTGGTAGTAACGCCTCCGAACTCTATAACAATGGATTTCACCTTGCTTTTTTCAATAATATTATCAACCTCTGTCTGCGTATAATATTTCTTTAAACCGCTGTTTTACGAAAAATAATAAGAAAGAAGGAAAATTTATGAAATTAAAAACCGCAAAAACCACATTAACCATTGAAACCATCAATCATGCTGATGGAAAATTAAACATTGATTTCACAGACGAAAGAACCTGTGAGGAGCTGCAGGAGATTTTCTCTGACAAAGAAAGTATTACTGTATTGAATGTTTACACAGACGATGATGAATTAACATCTGTTATCCCAGGATATGTTGTTTTGGAGCAGATCATTTTACAGGATGACAGGAAAACAGTCGTACTGGGAAAGGAAAAGGACGATGCAGAGAAAAGAATCACAGCAGTATCAGAAAGCCTGGCTGAAAATGTAACAAAGACAGCCGAAAACACAGACAGCATTGAAAAACAGAGAGCAGATATTGACTATATGGCTATGCAGATGGAGGTAAGTTTAGATGAGTAAGAATTATGAAAAAGTAAAAAATTACTATGACAAAGGACTGTGGAATGAGAACCGTGTATATCATGCTGTAGGTAAATGGATCACGCCGGAGGAATATGAGCAGGCAAAGTATACACAGAAGAGGAGGATGCCTGATGAGCCAGACAGAAAACTATGGATTTAATATCCCGGAAGAAAATGAGTTCTACGATATGGAACTGGAAAATGAAAATTGGAGAAAGTTAGATGCTGTGCTTAAGGAGATCAGCGATAAGCTGGATGCAGTAAAGACAACTGAATAATCTAAAGCGCCTAAGAGCCGATTACATGACCATGTGTTGTGTAGCCGGCTCTTTTGCATAAAGCCTACGGGCAGAAAGAGAGGAAAAAGAAAATGAAAGAATTTGACAAAGTAAACGTGATTTATGGAGTAATTGCCACGATGGGGGTGGCACTGTTTGGGAAGTACTGGTTCCTGTTTTTTGGATTTCTGGTATTAAATGCGGTTGATTACATTACCGGATACTGCAAGGCGAAGTTCTACAAAAAGAATGAGTCCAGTGCGATCGGCGCAAAGGGAATCTTAAAAAAAGTGTGGTACTGGATTGTAATTGGTATGGCATTTTTTGTTTCGATGAGTTTTGTACATATGGGGGAGATCATCGGTATTAATCTTTCGTTTGTGCAGCTCTTTGGATGGTTCACGCTGGCAACATATTTGATTAATGAGGTTCGCAGCATTTTGGAAAATCTGGTTGAAATGAATGTAAGGGTACCGG